GACGACTACGCATCTTCCTCGAAACATCTGGTTTCCGAGGGTGAATTGCCAATGTTACGTACACATTGTCTTTGGAGGTTACCAATGGTATCTCCTTGTCAAGGCACGTGTATTCTTCGAGAATGTATTTCCACCGCGCATGGCGACCGATGGAACTCATCTCTCCCTTTTCGAAACTACGTCTGGACAGGACTTCGCCTGCCTCGTCATAGACGTCAGCTTCGGATCGGGTTTTGAGGTCAGTTTCTGTGATTAGTCGATTGACTAATACATTGGTTACTGTGATACCGCGTTCCCACTCAACCGCTGAGTCCGACCACGTTGGATTTTCTCTCATGTAAGAGAACTTCCTCGCAAGTTCAGCTGCGGGCTTGTAGTCTTTGATATCCAGTCCTCCTGGCACTGTCAGGCCTATTCCGCCAAAGTTCGGATGCAAATATGTCATCGGATCTTTGAATACTTTCCATTCCATCCATGATGGCATTAGAAGTCGGACGTAATTTGTTTGCTCCATTATGTAGAAGCGGAGACGGTTGTAGAATCTTTGTAATTCAAAGTTCTCCCATTCCGTCTCTGCAGCTAACTCTAGGGTTTCCTTCATGTACAGAACATCGTTCTGTAACATTCGAGCTTTCCCTATCAATGGATCTGGCTTGTCAAAGTTTTCGGAACCACCCATTTTCTGGAACTGGGTGCAGCACCTTAGCTTTGGCGTATCTATGTGGATCATCTTGACTTTCTTCGGATCGAATCCCTGTCTTTGCTTCTCTTTCGAGATAGCGTGGCTAGGAAGCATTCCGTAGAGTTGGCAATAAGAGACATAACGCTTGTTTATGTTGTACTTATCCCAAGAGATCTCGTATCCCATACTCTCCATGACCTTCGGAATTCGGAGCAGATCTTCTCTGCTTCCAATCCCGAGGTGGTCGTCCCCTGCGCATGCGTAGGTTCTGACTGTAGTCATGGGATTTGGTTCTATTTTTGGGTAGATAAACTTCAGAAAATCTTGTTCTTTAGAATATCTCGTCATCCTCCAGGCCGAATAGCTGCTAGCAGTTAGCACTATTTTGGTAAGAGGGTCACCCATCATAACACCTCGGCGATTGATGAACAACACACGGTGTTGTATCTCTCCTCTCTTGTTAGCCTTTGTTTCTTGAATTTCGGCTTCAGGGAGTTTGCCTTGATGTATAATATGTCTTATTTCCCGCAGCTCTTTTCCCTTGCATTGCAAGTGAAGGAGTTTGGGGGTTGTCAATAGAGCAGCGGCCTGTTGAAGGTACCGCTTTTCCCCTGTTGATATCACCTCCTGCTGGTAAAGCTCTCTAGTCATTCCGTTAAGTATGCCGAAAGACACGTCATGACGTGCCCTATCGGTCGCTGATGTCATGTCACTGGTCGAAATCTCGTCAGTGCCCCTGATATCAGCCTTGTACTCTTCGGAAAGCCGGTATAGTCCGTTCGTATCGCTCAGACCTACCCTGCATGCAGGGAGAGGCTCAAGTAACTTACGGTACGTATGTCCGGCCGGAGACAAGAAGACATTAAGCCATGTTTCACCTGATGTAACAGGCCTAATCTTCACTCCGGGCTCTTTTACGATACTGACTTTCCCCTTTGGATAGGTACTCTTATCATCGGGATCGTAGTTCCTGGACCAGTTGGCATGACAATGTCGTGACCACTCGAACAGTAAAGAGCCAAATCTTGAGTCTACTCCGGTAGCGAAGGCTTCCTCGCTATCCTTGAGGTACCCTGGTGTTATAACCTGACCTATCATTCCCGTCAAGGGTTTGTCTAGGTAGGCTATACGCCAGAACTCGTGGTGACCGTCTTCGGCAGAACAGATTGTGTTCTCCCAAGTGTCACGGAATAGTTCTCCATCATGTTCGTAAAGCTCGCAGACTGG